ACAGATTTGATATTCTAGAGTACTGGGGCAGCATTGACACAGAGATGTTGAAAGATTTCGGTGTTACTCTACCTAAAAGCTATAAAGATACGGATGAAGTTAGTGCTAATGTTTGGATTTGTAACGACAGCTTAATTCGTGTGGTGCTAAATCCTTTCAAACCACAAAGGCTACCTTACGTAGCTGCTCCTTACGAACTAAATCCATATAGCTTCTTTGGCATCGGCATTGCAGAGAACATGGATGACACGCAAACTCTCATGAATGGCTTCATGAGGATGGCAGTAGATAATGCTGTACTATCTGGTAATCTGCTAATCGAAGTTGATGAAACTAACCTTGTTCCAGGGCAAGATCTTAGTGTGTATCCTGGTAAGATTTTCCGCCGACAAGGTGGCGCACCAGGGCAAGCAATCTTTGGTACGAAGTATCCTAACGTAGCAGCGGAAAACATGATGATGTTTGACAAAGCTAGGCAGCTAGCAGATGAGAGTACCGGGTTTCCTTCTTTTGCTCACGGGCAAACTGGTGTAGGTGGCGTAGGTAGGACAGCTAGTGGCATATCTATGCTGATGGGTGCGGCTGCTGGTGGTATCAAAACGGTTATTAAAAACGTAGATGACTATTTGTTGCGACCAATGGGTCAGGGTTTGTTCCAGTTTAATATGCAATTTAACTTTGATCCTGAAGTACGTGGCGATCTAGAAGTAAAAGCGCGTGGAACAGAAAGCCTGATGGCTAACGAGGTACGCAGTCAACGTCTGATGCAGTTCCTTAGTATATCCAGTAATCCTTCGCTTGCACCCTTCGCTAAATTCCAGTACATTATTAGGGAGATTGCACACAGTCTGGATCTAGATCCTGATAAGGTTACTAACAATATGGATGAGGCTATTATCCAGGCTGAGATTATGAAGAACTTTGTGCAGCCACAACCGCCACAACAACCGCCGGGAACGCCTGGAGCTAACCCGATGGATACAGCAGGAACAGGAGATGGAACTATTGGAACAGGACAAGTCCCCGTACCAGGGGAACAAGGGTTTACAGGAAATGCAGGGGGAACTCCTGGGGAAGCTCAAGCCCCTGGTCAGCAGCCACCGCCAATGGCAACACTTCAGTAACTATGTAGGTTTAGAAATAGAAATGCAAAGACGTACTCTAGAACAAGCTACCGATATAACGGCAGTGCATAGAGCACAAGGTGCTATTAATGCGTTGCATAAGATTGTGAATCTTAGGGATCATGTTAATGGCAGTAAGTAAAAGCAAAGGAACAGAGCCATTAATTTCGCATCATTTTAATAACATAAAATACGGAAATACGGCAAGCGATAAAGAGGGTAGAGTACAGTCTGTATTTAGTAGGCAGGTAAATCATCCTAAGTTAAACAAAGGTAAGCCTACTTTAATACCAAGTGTGTACAATGGTAAAGTTTTAACTGAAGAAGAAGCAGTACAAGCGGCGATAGATAGTGGTGTAAAATGGACTTCTGCAAATAGCCACGAAGATTTACGAGAATATGATATACAAATACATGAACGTATGTCGGCTTCGCTAGGTGAAAAAACAGATAGAGAAGCATTTAACAAGGGTGGAACTATGGCTTTACAGGAACAGATGTCAATGTTTGACGAAGGTGGAATGCTAGATGAAGGAGATACAGTTGATCCTGTATCTGGTAACGATGTTCCTGTAGGGGCACTTAAAGAAGAAGTACGAGATGACGTTCCCGCTAATGTAAGTCCAGGTGAGTTTGTTGTAAGTGCTGCAACTGTACGCTTTCATGGTCTTGATAAATTTATGAAGTTGCGTGACGAAGCTATGCAGGGCATGGCTCGTATGGAAGCTATTGGACAGATGGGTAATTCTGATAGTGCAGAACTAGATCCAGATACACCTTTTTCCCAAGAAGATCTAGTTATTGTTATGGGCGGTCCACCGGAAGAAGGTATGCCTAGCGATGATAAACCTATGGAAGCTAACCGAGGAGGTTCTGTTCTTCCTACCGCAGCGGAGTTAGGTGAAGAAGATCCTCAAGAACTTATGTATGCAGATGGGGGTGCCGTTAACCCTAGCCTCGTTGATAGGTCGCTCAATCTCCGTAGGGAGGAAGGGTTTCAGGCTTTGGTTCCTAAGTTTGACCGCGTTGTAGAATACGTAAACGGTCAGGGGGAAAGAACTTTTGTATCTCTAGACACAAATGGTAACCCGATGGGTTATGTTGACCCAGACTCAAGACCTGTAGACGCTAGCAGTAGGGCTGCTAAAGATAGTAAAGACACAGATGTTTACAATACTTCTAATCCTAGTAATACTTTTGTGCGGAAGGTTGACGAGCAACCTAGAGGTCCAGACGACAATAAAATAGAAGCACCCGATTTTGGAGATGGGTCTTGGGATATTAATTTTGTTAAAGATAATGGCGAAATGATGACTGGCTGGGAGCGCGTTAAAAAATCCTTTGAAATGATGGTGGAAGGCGCAGCACAGCACACAGGGGAATACGATCCGGTAACAGGCGCTCCTATTTTTGAACATCGCGGTGGGTTTGTGGAATTGTCGAAATCTTTGTCTCCGGTATTAGACATAACTCCTGAAGCGATTTTGGGGGGCATCATTGGCCTAACTGATCAAGGCGTGGGTGCTTACATTCGTAAAGAGTTTGAAAGAGGACCGGAACTTACCATACAACGGGAATGGAAGGATCTTACCGGTACAGAAAAAGATGAGTTAAAGAATCGGGGTATTGAAGAAACAAACTATGACAAAACAAGACATGGTCTAGTTGCTAGATTCCCTGGAGAAGACATACGAGAAGATGATGCTGGTCTAGGAGTCCAAGGCCGTGATTATCTTGAAAATCTTGATCCTATAAGTGAGTTAGACATTGCAAAAGAAATTAAAAACGCAGAAGCATTACCTAGGACATCAGGAGAAGCAATAGTCCGTGCCGCAGAAGAAAAAGCACAAAAGTTAACTGAACAATTTAAAAACGAAATGTATAGTGGTGTAGGTGCTATTCCTGTTATACCATCTTATATTGGCAGAGGAACTGATGCCACCAAAAAACCCAACCCAGACTATCCGTTTTCTTCCGACTTAGAGGTAATAGACAAAACAAGTAAAGAAACAGGTGAGATAAAGTGGAAAAATCCTGATGGTGGGCCAGGAGGATTGGGCGCCCCATATGAAGGTGAATCTAAGGATAATACTCGGAGCCGAAACGCGGATGGGACACGGCTAGTATTGCCACAAAACAGAGTGTTTGGAAGTGGACCTGATACTAGTACTCAAATGCAGTCAATACTAGATGGATTAAGAAGTAGTGATCCTCCTAAAGATGAAGTTGACTTTACGACAAGTTCAAAGGCACCAGTAACGCCGGTAACAAGTACATCGCTTGATCCTGTATTCCAACCTGGACCCCCTAAAAATATACTTCCTACCCCTTTGCAATCAAAGGAGATAGATCGACAAATAAAGATAGCAAACGAGGAACCAACAGCTATTTCTCCACCAAAGCAAGATTTTACTAAGGTACCTACAGAGGATCTGCTAGAAAGGCTTCCCATGGGGACTCCCCCCCAACCAGAATTGGATATTGCTGGAGATATTACGCGCAAGACAGCGGGGCCGACTGGTGGTACATACGAACCTCCTGTTGCCTCCAGGAACACTGACCCAATATTAGAGACTAACTTCCCACCTGGGCAAGGACCCCAACCAGAAGCTATACCGGTTACTCAATCGATTGGCGCACCACTATCAAAGACATACGACCCCGATGGACCTAAGCGAGGACTAACGCCCCTGAAAAAGAACACAACTGAAGAAAAATCTGCTACTCCATCCTGGGCGCTGTCGGCAGCGGATCGCGCTATCGTAGCGCCTCCTCGGCAAGACGCGACAGTAACTACTGGCGCACTCAGTCCTGCTCTGCAAGAGGCTATTGATATAGCAAATAACACCTACGGTCCTGGGCATATGGCAATTCCTGCTGGAGTAGTGCCTACAAAGCAGCAACTGGAGTGGCTAATGGGTGCGACGGTGACGCAAGCTGCGTGGGATACTATCGCGGAAAAACAAGCACGGGAAAATCATGCCAAGGGGATACTATCAGCTAATCAACTAGCTAGGGAGTTGAAAAGGATAGGCTCTACCCGCAGAGAAAGAGCCAAACCATCTAAGAAAGACAGAATTGTAAGAGATCCGAGGGTTAAAAAGGATGACTTACAGGGTGGCGCGGGTAACGACACGTTAGCAGGTAAAACTTCGTTTTCTCCTGACTATGATGTACCAGATAGAGATCCCTTTGGGTATGGTGATCCAGCGAAGGAATATGAAGGCGGTAAAAGTGAGCTAGACTATTCTGTAGAAGAAGAGGAAGAATATGAAGGCGGTAAAAGTGAGCTAGACTATTTTGTGGAAGAAGAAGATCCGTACGAAAAATTAGAGCAAAGGGGATCTACAAGGCGTTACCCTGATAAGCCTACTCGTGGTGGGGCTGGGACAACCTCTGGTGGGACTACGAGTGGCGGCGCTATAGGTGGTGGTGGCTCAGGTGGTGGTGATGACACAGGTATGGCTAAAGGCGGACTAATCAAACGCAAGAAGTACAACCGTGGTGGGAGTGTTACGGATAACACACTTAACCTTTATGAGGGTAGTTTAATAAATACATCGTTAGGCAACAGAAAAGCAAAGACAACTAGTACGCAAGACATAAGTACTACTTCAAGTACTGACGCAAGTACAAATGAACCTAGCTTTGATTACTTAAATCCTGAAGTTAGAAATCTAAAAAATCCGTTCCAAGGAACTCTGGCGCAAAAACACGCCCAAAAAAATGTAGGCAAAGGTCGTGCCGGTGGCCTTGATGACAGAGCAGTGCAACATATTCTGCGAAAACACAACGTAGAGTGGACGGATGAAGGAAGTTCGCAAATGGACTGGCTTGAGGAGTATCGCCAGTACATACCCGGAAGCAAACGGCCTATTGGTCTGAGTAGTAGGCCAGACCTACTTGCACAAGAATTAGACGGGGTACTAGGTAGCCGGATGATACGGCGTAAGCCTATGGACATGGGAAAAAATCCGGGTTATATGACTATAATGGGTAGGTCGTATGGTTTAACTGTGGAGGAAGCGCAGCAAAAGTACGGAAAGGACGCTACTATGGGTGACGTACTTCGTGCCCAGCTAAAACCCGAAATGGATATGATGATAGAACAAGCAGGTTCACCCAACGGCTCTTATGGTCCGGCAGTTGCTGGATACAATAGTTTCTTTGCAAAAGGAAAAGAAGACAAATGGCTACAGTACACAACGGGATCACTCTATGATAGAACGCGGGGTATTGATCTTAATAAAAAAATGGGTGACGCGGACATCCGAGATATGGCGGATATTAGAAAATCAATATTCATGGCTATGTATGGCAAACTGCCTAGACCCGGTTATATGGAGCCTCTTACAGAAATTGCAAGGGCCAGACCCGACAAGTGGGGTGGCTTTAAAAGACGAATAGATAGAATAAAGAAGCAGTATCCTTTATGGGAAGATCCTAGACTTGAAGTCACTGCTAACAAAGGAGCATTAATTCAAAAGCCAAAGAAGAACAAAGCTAAAGCTAAAAGTAAGAGGCGTGGTTTGGCTTCTGCTAGTTACTAAACCTTCAAACCATTCGTTGGCTACCCATGCCCCAAAACGGCTACCGTGGCCCCAACAAAGGAGAATACAATATGTCAGACGCAATGCTAGATACTGTGGAACCGGAGAAAAAAGTTGCTTTTATGGCCCGTCCGTACAGTAAAGACGAAAAGATAAAGAGGGACGAGGCTGAAATTGATGAGTTGTTGCAGAGTCAAAAGCAAGAAGCTGAAGAAGGTAATGAAGAAGAGCCGGAAAAGCTAAACGCAGAAGAAGCTACCTTTAAGAAACGATACTCTGATTTGCGAAGACATCAGCAAAAACAAGCAGAGGAACTTAAGGTAGAAATTAAGCAACTTAAAGAGCAGCTAAATTCTTCAACAAAGAAACAGTTTAACCTGCCTAAAAGTGATAGCGATATTACTGCATGGGCAGAACAGTATCCAGACGTTGCCGCAATTGTAGAATCTATTGCCATGAAAAAGGCAGCGGAAAGGTCTAGGGAGCTAGAAGAAAAGTTTAGTACTTTAGATGAAGAGCGTAGCCAAGTAGCTAAAGATAAAGCTGAAACTGAACTATCAAAGTATCACGAGGATATTGATAGTATCCGAGACAGCGATGACTTTCATGACTGGGCAGAAGCACAACCTGATTGGATTCAAAAAGCTCTTTACGAAAACGACACAGATGCTCGTGCAGCAGCTAGGGCAATTGATTTGTACAAAGCTGACATGTCTACTTCTAGTAAGCAGACAACTAGTAAGAGTAAGGAAAAAGATGCAGCTAGCGCGGTTAAGACCCGAGGGGAAAGAAGCCGCCCTGCTGACACAAATACCGCAGGTTCTTTTAAAGAGTCTGTTGTTGAAAAAATGACACCGCAAGAATACGAAAAGAATGCGGACGCTATCATGGAGTCTATTCGCGGAGGCAGTTTTATTTACGATGTTTCTGGTTCTGCGCGATAAAGACTTGACATTTTTTCAAAATCAGGTATAACTATATACAGTTGTGCTAGAAGTGTAACCCTACTATGTAGCAACTTACACTTACAGCATAGTAATTATTTCTAAGCCACCCGTAAGATTGAGCCTTTAATACTATAGGCCATAGTATTTTACAACCTCTATATCAAACGGCCTTGTGAAATAGGTAACGTAGCGTGTCTTAGTTACACGCATTAGGATGTTGTAGAAAATGTAGGAGATTTTAAAATGGCATTTTCATCCACAGCTGGGTACAACAACCTGCCTAATGGTAATTTCTCACCGGTTATCTATTCAAAGCAGGTTCAGCTAGCCTTTCGTAAAGGCTCTGTTGTAGAAGCTATTTCTAATAGCGATTATTTTGGCGAGATCGCCAACATGGGCGATAGCGTTAAAGTTATCAAAGAACCAGAAGTCACTGTCAAGGCTTACACCCGTGGTACTACTATCACGCCACAGGATCTTGACGATGAAGACTTCTCGTTGACCATTGACAAGGCTAACTACTTTGCCTTTAAGATGGACGACATTGAAGAAGCACACAGTCATGTGAACTTCCAGCAGCTTGCTACTGATCGTGCGGCCTATCGGCTTGCTGACCAGTTTGACCAAGACGTTCTGGGTTACATGTGTGGTTTTAAACAGACTGCTCTCCATGGTACGCCTAATGTGGTGAATACCACGGTTAATGGTAGCAAGGCTGTTTCGACTGCCGGTTCCGACGAACTTCTTGACTCGATGGAAATTCGCGGAGACGACTTTGGTGGCTCCTCTTCCAATAGTGTTGGTGTTGACGCTCGCGCTCCTGGTGCTACGGATACTACTCCTGGCTCCGGTAACGCTCATGCCCTTTCGGTAATCAACCGGATGGCTCGTCTTCTTGACCAGCAGAATGTTGACACGAACAGCCGGTTTCTTGTTATTGATCCCGTGTTTGTTGAGCTTCTGCGTGATGAAGACTCGCGTCTCTTCAATGCTGATTTTGGTGGTAATGGCCTCCAGAATGGTCTTATCCTTAATAACCTTCATGGCTTTAAGGTTTATGTCTCGAACAATCTTCCTTCGGTTGGTACCGGTCCTGCCACTACTGGCGGCACCAATGCTTCCAACTACGGTGTGATTTGTGCGGGTCATATGTCTTCTGTCGCTACGGCGGAGCAGATTAATAAGACTGAAACGTATCGCGATCCCGACAGCTTTGCTGACATTGTTCGGGGTATGCATTTGTATGGTCGCAAGATCCTTCGTCCAGAAGCTCTTGTGAACGCTAAGTACAACTTGGTATAGGGAGGGTTTGAGATATGGCTACCGTTACTTCGCTAGTTTCGACCGTCCGTAATCCGGGCGCTCGTGGGCGTAGTCCGTACTACGTTCAGAATGAGATCGACTTTGCTGCTGCCGTTACCGCTAAAGGTACTGCACTGGCTGCTGCCGATATCATTCAAGCACTTACGATCCCTGCTGACACGATGATTATTTCTGCTGGCATGGAATGTACTGCTGTTCATACTGGTACCTCTACTGATTGTGCCCTTGATTTGGGCATTACTGGTGGTGATCCAGATGCATTTGTTGATGCGTTTGACTTTGACGCGGCGGCGGCGGGAGCTTATGCGGTTCCAGCGGCTCCGGGATCGGCAATTGTACCGGCTACTGCCGATACGCTTGACATTCTCATCCAAGCACAGACGGGCACTACCCTAACGGGTAAGATGCGTGTCTTCGCGTGGTTGGCTGACGTTGACGACATTGGTGTTCTTGAAGCTGCCGATGTTGATCGCGATACTCTTGCGTAGACTACTATGGGGGTGGGGTGTAAAAACCCCACTCCTACTTTTTAATTGGTGGAAACTTAATGGCAACAACTTTTCTTACATTAGTAAATGATACCATACGACGCTTAAATGAAGTAGAGTTATCTGCTGCTGATTTTACTAGCGTTATTGGTTTTCGTTCACAGGTAAAAGATGCGGTTAATGCTTCCCTTCATGAGATTTCTCAACGAGAATACTTTTTTCCTTTTAATCATACTACAGGTTCTTTAACACTAGTTTCAGGTACAGGAACATACACGCTAGCTACAGCATTAAAAATTGCAGACTGGAACAGCTTTAGAATTAACTACGATGCAGACAATGATTTTGCTGCTAGAAAGCTAAAACAAATTAACTACGATACATTTTTATCAAGGTATTTTGAGAGGGATAGTGAAGCAACTTCAGGAGATTATGATCAACCTATCTATGTGTATAGAACTCCTGACGATAAGGCAGGTTTTACTCCTATTCCTAATGCTGCATACAGTGTTTCTTATGATTACTACGCATACCACACGGACTTAAGTGCTGCGACAGATAACATGACGGTACCAGATGCTTTTAAACATGTGGTTATTGATGGTGCTTTGTACCACTGTTACATGTTTAGGGACAACTCTCAGCAAGCAGCCCTGGTGAAACAAAAGTTTGACTTAGGAATAGACCACATGCGTTCTATTCTTATTAATAGGTATACTGAAGTACGCGATACAAGGATGGCTTACCTTGTTAATACTCCTGCTGGTTCTCCTTAATGGCGGATGCTCTTAATGATGTAACCGTTCTCGCAAGAGGAGGTTTGTATACTAACGAAGATGTGTTAGCGTTAGCATCTACAAATCCGGGTGCAGCTACGCGTATGCTAAACTTTGAGATTTCACAATTTGGTGGGTATCGAAGAGTAGGAGGATATGCTGCATACGATAGTTCCTACGCTACTGTTTCTGGTAGTGGTCGCATCTTAGGTGTTTGGATTCATAACAATGCTATCTACGCAGCCAGACGTAACACAGGAGATAGTACAGGAAGTTTAGGTAGTAATCCTTTTACTACTGCTAATGAAAGTACAACGGTTACTGTTGCTGATACTTCACATGGTTTAACAGTAGGTTCTTTTATTACGTTTGCTGATGCTAGCACCGTTGGTGGCTTAAATATGAACGGAGTAGAGTTTACTGTATCAGAAGTAACCGATGCTAATACGTACAAGTTTGTTCACACGTCTGCTGCTTCATCAACAGTAGGTGGCGGGGGTGGAGGTGTTACTACTTTCTCTTACAGTTATAACTATAGTGTGTTTAAGTATACTGCTGGGGCAGGATGGGGAAGTAACTTACTAGCTACTACTCGTAGTGCAGTAGGAGTAGATAAACTTAGAGTTTCTAGTCATAGTTTTACGGGTACTGAAGTTACTGTTGTAACAGACGGAGTAAATAGACCTTGGCGACATAGTGGTGCTACCTTTATCGATATGTATGATAAACAGGGTACTTCAGCTACAGACACAGAAGCACAGTTGTCTAACGCTTTTGACTCAGTAAACACAGATGCTACAGTAACAATAGATCACACAGCACATGGTTTAGCAGTAGGCGATACAGTAAGATTTAGCGGAGTTAATGTTAACGTTGGTGGTGTGTCAATGAATGACACGGATTTTACTGTAGCTACCATAACAGACGCTAACATATATACCTTTGAGTTAAGTTCCCCTTCTGCTGTTGCTAGCCAAACTAACGTAGGTGGTACAGCTATTAACTTTTTCTATAGCTACGCTGCTACTAAAGACGTACAGAAAGCTAAGTTCAGTACTGACTTTCGTAATCATTTGTTTCTTGCAGGGATGTCTGATAACACTAACTCCTTGTTGTTTAGTAGTCCTAATAACGATCTTAACTTTCAAGTCTCCGGGGGCGCAGGGGTAATAAACGTAGGCTTTGACATTACAGGTATTGTTAAGTTTAGAGATAACCTATTCGTATTTGGCAGGGACAAGATCAAGCGACTAGTAGGTAATACCACATCTGATTTTGTTTTGCAAGAGGTAACTAACAATATTGGATGCATTGCTTCAGATAGTATTATCGAGATAGGTGGTGACGTTTTATTCCTAGCAGCAGATGGTATTCGTCCTATTCAAGGTACAGCCAGGATTGGCGACATCGAGTTAGAAACAATATCAAAACCTATACAGCAGATACTACAAGCATTACCAGATAATCATACACTTAGCAACATGTGTTCTGTAGTCGTAAAAAATAAAACACAGTTCCGATATTTCTTTCCAGCGGAGGCTACAGCAGCGGCAGCTACAGAAGGTATTATTGGTGGGCTACGATTTGCAGACAGACGGGTAGGTTGGGAGTTTGGGCAGTTACTAGGGATTAGAGCTTTTGTAGCTACCAGTGGACTCATAGATAATAAAGAGATTATCCTATATGGAGATCTAGACGGTAAGATACATAAACAGGATAATGGTAATGATTTCAATGGGGAAGAGGTTATATCTATTTATGCTAGTCCCTTCTTGTACTTTGACTCTACAGAAAAAAGAAAAATATTTCAACATCTGTCATTATTTACTAGACCAGAAGGTACTTCTACTATAAACTTAGGCATCGCGTTTGATTGGGATGATCCGAGTGTTGCTAATCCAGTCACGTACCCACTGACAACTGCGGGGGCATTGTTACGGTACACCACAACTGGGGGAGAGTATAATTCTACTTTTACATTTGACGGATCTAGCAGTCCTGTGCTAGAAACAAACATACAGGGATCAGGCAGGTCAATGTCAGTTGTCATAACATCAACGGGAACACAAGCACCCTACAGTATAAGTGGCTTTTCAGTAACATATCAAGATGCGGGGTATCGATGATGTTGACTATGCTAAAGAAGTTTTTTAAGAAGCGGGATAAATATCTTGACGTGATATTTTGGAATGCCCGGTTTAACAGAAATAGGACACTTGTATAATGGCAGGATATTCTAGACAGTCTTCAGCGCAAATTCTTAGTGGCGAAATTGTTAGTGCTGCGCCACTTAATGCTGAGTTTAACGATGTACTAGCTGCTTTTAATGAAAGTAGCGGACATAATCACGATGGTACTACAGGTGAAGGGTCACCTATTGACCGGCTAGCAGATGCGGATCAGTTCAACAAGGTTCTTGTAGATACAGCAAATAACCACTTAGAATTTTACGTTCAAGTATCATCAGGATCAGTAGAGCAACTTAAGATTCAAGACGGTGCCATCGTACCAGTAACAGATAACGATATCGATTTGGGGACTGGTTCCCTTGAGTTTAAGGATTTGTATCTCGATGGAACAGCTAACATTGACGCCTTGGTGGCGGATACCGCTGATATTAACGCCGGTACAATTGATGGTACTGCTA